AAGATTTCTGGAGAACCTTCAAAAGACGCATGGAAAAACTTTGGTGTATATGATTTTCATGATGTGGATGGAGTTTTTGGTTCTATAAATAATTTATTTGTTTTAAATGATTATATGTATTTTCTTCAAAATATCGCAGTCGGAGTATTAGATATAAATCCTAGAACTATGATTACAACAAATGATGGTAGTCAAATACACGCTGGTAAGGGAGATACCGTTCAAGATCATAGATATATTACCACTAAGTTTGGATGTCAACATCAACATTCTTTAATTACAGGAAATAATTTTTCTTATTGGGTGGACGCTTTACATGAAAAAATATTCCAATTTGATGGTAAAAAAGTAGATCCAATAACAGACACTAAAGGTCATTCTGCTTTTTTAAAAAATATATTAAATACAAATTCAGGAGTTCCTTTTGGAACAACAGAAGTAAATTTAATAAAATCTACTGATACTCCATTATTATTTTTAGGTATTCATGGAGGATATGGAAAAAGTACTGGAGATGTTATATTTACCTTCTTTGATACTGATGGAAAAACAACAAGTTATACTAAAGATACTATAGTATATAATGATAAGATAGAAGCTTTTGTATCAAAATTATCTGTATATCCTAATTTATGGATTGAGCATATGAATAGATTGTATACAACCGAAAATCATTACATAAATGGATTCACAGAAGTAAATCAAGCAAGTTCTAATCAAGACGAACTACATGAATGGGAGTCTAATCCTTTAGACCCTTTGTTAAATACTAATCCATGGAAAACAGTATTTTACAATCCGACTAATAGTGCTGTACCTACTAATACACAATATGTTCATGGATTTAATATCGAATCTGTTATAAATGAATTGCCTCATATATCTAAAATATTTGATAATATGGGAGTTGTTATGACTATGGATAATTGGGAATTAGTAAATACTACAGATAATAATTTATCTAAACAAGGATTTGAAATGGTTGGACTTAGTGATGTCCAAGGTTATTCAACTACATTTGATGAAATCATAATGTCAACAGAATTAAGTGATTTTGCAAATATAGGAACACATACAATATTTAATTCTGTAAGTCCTACAATAATGGATAATAGAGTGGTATATAGAGAAGGTGTTTTACATTTCCCAACAAGAGCTGAGTTTGTGTCTACTGAAGGAACATCTAGTGCGTTAGGCAGGTTAAGAGGTACGTATATGAAAATCAAGTTTAAATCTAACGATACTACAAATAAATTTAATATCTTTGCACTTAGGCCGAAGTACCGTAAATCTCACAGATAATGAAAGACTGTAATTGTAAAATAAAATACAACAATGGTGGAAGGGTAAACCCTTATAAATATCGTAATGGTGGAGGTATTTTTGGTACATTAGGTGGATCTAATTTTAGTTATGGTTCAAGTGGGATAAATGCAAATATAAGTCCTTCGTTAAATTTTGGTAATAAAGGAAATACTACATTAGGATTAAATTTAGGTACTGATAGTAGTGGTAAAATTTCTAGAGGATTACAAGGTAATTTAAACTTTGGATCAATGAGGGGTAGAGACTGGGATCCAAGATTTGTAGGTTCTCTTAAGGGTGATGTTGGTATTAATAAACAAAGAACAGGTGATGGGTTGCTTAAAGGGAATACTGGTACGTCAGCAAGTGGAAGATTAAGTTTAGGTTGGGGGAGACCAGGAGTGGTTAGTGGAGGAGGATGTGCTAATGGTATGTGTTTCCAAAATGTACCAGGATATAATTTATCAGGATTTTTTGAATCATCAAATAAAAATTCTTTCAATCCTGGAAATAGAGTCGGACTTAGTGGTAATTATGGTAATTTTAATGCTGAAGGGAGTTATAATTTAAATACAAAATCTCCTGAATTTAAAGTAGGAGTTGGAATACCTTTCAATAGAATGAGGTAATAATTAAAAAAAAATAAAATGGGCAAATTCTTTTACAAAAATAACAATTATAAAAAAGGTGGCAAGTTAAAATACAATAATGGAGGTACTACTGATCCAGATCCTAATCCAATTGCCACTAGAAATGTTAATACAGATTTTTTCGATCCTAATTTCAGTGCTCAAGCCGAGCCTTTCAGAGCAGATTCAGGTTTTTCTGGTAAAATGAATTTTAATCCAAGAATTAGTATAGGTCCAGATGGAAAAATAGGAAATAATCCAATAGGACAAAGAAGTCAAGGTAGATTTACTATGGGTCCGTCTCTTAGTACTAGTCTTGGTCATTATGAAACAGACATTAATCCATATGGTGGAAGTAATTCAGATGTAGAAAGACGAACAACTCTTGGAGCTAAAGTGACAGGTCAAATTCCTATAGGAAATAAGGGGATTATGTTTGGTGGTAGTGGAGAGTTCGGTGGAGCTTGGGGAGACAATTACACTGATAGTTGGTCAGGAGATACTTATTTAGGACCACAAACAAGCACACTAAAAGATCGTGGGATAACAGGATATAATCAAGGTCAAGTTTCTCTAGGTTATTATCCTAAACAATCTGGTACAGGATTTGGAAGTTCTAGAGGGGGTAAACTTTTTGCGGGATACGGAAGTGAAGGATCTACTTCTCCTGGACTTACAGTGGGAGGTCAGTATAATATGGGTCCAATTAATTTTAATGTAGAAAAGAATAGACGAGGATTCGGAGCGGGATTGGGATTTAGCCTACCTTTAGGAGGTCCTACAAAAAGAATAAAAGGAACAGGAGATGTTAATCAAGATTATGTTTATAATAATGGAGGTATTACGAAAAATAAATATAATAATGGGGGACCAATTGATATAAATCAATTAAATGAAACATATAGAAGAAATAATCCAACTACAACTGAAACTTTTTATGAAGGAGAAGGAGATCCTGGATCTAATTGGTCGCAAGAAGAAATTGATCAAAACGCTGCGATGTCTTCTGCAGTTTCGTTAAGTAACGTAGCTCCAACTAATGAACAAGCAGCAATAGATGCTGGTATAATAGATGATCCTAAACTTATAAACAATAAATTCCAAGAAGGTTTAGCGAAATCTCAAAAAGCTGCAGCTACTGCTGGAACAGCATTCGAATTAGGTAAAACAGCATTTGGACCAGGTGATGCTGAAGGTGAAATATCTGGTGGAAAAATGGCCTTAAGTGGAGCTATGAAAGGAGCTTCAGCTGGAGCTGCTTATGGTCCATGGGGAGCTCTTATTGGGGCGGGTGTAGGAGCTGTAGCGGGATCAGCTGGAGCCTCTAAAAATAGACAAGCTCGAGTGTCTCAATCTAGTGAAGCAAGTAATCTTGCTAATCTAGGTGATGTACGTGATCACTTATCTAGTAATATTTCTCAACAAAAAAGTGAGCAATATATACAAGAGTTGATATCTGAACAATTAAAAAATCCAGAACAAAAACAGAATGTAGTTTCTGGTTTACAAAGTAATCCTAAATCATCTTTATTAGGTAAGTATGGAATGAAATTACAAAAGAGTTTTAACACTGGAGGAATAATGGGAGATAAAAATCCTCATGTTTCTGACGACAATTATAATGCATATTACTCTCAATTACAAATGGGTGAAAATGCGGGTAGTAAAGGATATGATAAAGCAACAGAATTGTGGTATCCTTTTTCTGTAGGAATTAATGACGAGAGAAATATAGGATGGGGTATTAATATGAGTACATTCTCACAAGCGGAACAAGATAGATTATCAAAAGGTATCACGCAAAAAGAAGTAGAAAAATTATATAGCGATAGAATAGCTCATCATTTAGACAAATCTCAAAAATATATAAATTCTTGGGATGGAAACTGGTCTAGAACTGACAAAAACACTGGAGAGACTTTATCTGGTAATACAGGATACAAAGGATCTGAAGGCAATTGGGCTAAATTACCTGATAACGTTAAATTAGCTTTAACAGATTTTTCATATAATTTAGGTGGATTACAAAAATTTCCTAAATTTGTAACAGCTGTTATGAATAATGATCTAAATGGAGCTATGGCTGAATATAAAAGATATTATACAGACAACGGAGTAAGAAAAGAATCGACAAAAAGAAATGAGGAAATTCATAACATGTTGTTCAAAAACGCTAAGGGTAATGGAAAAATTTATAAGAAAGGAGGAATGACACCAGGAGAAAACAATCATGATTCAAATCCTCTAACTGTCGTTGATTCTAATGGTCAGAATACAGGAATGGAATTAACTGGAGGAGAAGGTGTTTATGACGCTGCATCTCAAAAGAAAATTGAATCACTTGTAAAGAAAAAGAAGTATGCTCAAGCGGGTAAGGTTATTGAATATGAAATCAATGATTGGAAACGAAGAGGAATGTATTCATAATATAAAATAAAAAAATGCCGACAAACGAACCAGTATTTAAATTTAACGAAGATGTTTCTCCTTATGTTAGAAAAGAAATGGCAGCTGCTTTACAAGAGCTGCATGAAAAACATGGGGTTAATTTTGATTTAACTAGTCTTTATAGAGAAAAAGGTAAAAATAAAGGATACAAGAAAGGTAGTCCACATGGACATGCGAGCGCTATAGATTTGTCTACATTAGATAACGAATCTTTTTTAGAGTTTTGTTTTGGGGAAAAATATGATCCAGATACATATACTCAATCAACAGACATGTCAGATTGGCCTTTAACGGATGAAGCTGATGCATTTTTTAAGAAGCATAATTTAAGATTGTTAGATGAAAGAAATAGACCAGGTGCTTCTCATTTTCATCTAGATATAAACACATCAGAAGGTAATGACGCTCATGAACATGTCAACGAAACAACATCAATAAATACTGATTATAAAGGCTTTGATAGCGATGGTCGTAAGATATCAATGAAACATGGAGGAACTACGTTTAAAGCAAGAACATGGGGACAAAAAGCTAATACATATACAGAAAATTCATATAATCAATCAGAATATTTTCAAGATAATATACAAACTGATTATACAGACGGTACTCCAGATGAAGATGATTTAGTAGACTTAGGAGGTGGTCTTACATTAGATGCAAATAATAAAACTAGAAAAGATGAAACTTCAAATTCAGATGTTTTTACTTTTAATACAGAAGATTATGAAACTACATATGATAAAAATACACAATTATTTACAGTAGTAAAAAAACTAGACGTTAGTAATCCAGATGTTATAGCTCACGCTAAGGAGATGTTAAAACAAGATTATAATATAGAAGAGGGAAGTGCAAATTATGAAGATAAGGTAAATCGTTATGCACAAAAAATTGTTGATGCTGGAGGTGTAGAGGAGTATAAAGAAGTATATGAAACAAATAAAAAAGCTCGAGAAGAAGAATTAAAAAACTTTGAAAAAGAGTTAGAAAATGAAAATAATACTCCATTAGAAATAAACAATAAACTAGAAGAAGAAAGAAATAGATTGTTAGAGGAAGAACAAAAGGAATTAGATTTGATGGATTTCGAGGAAGA